ATTAGTATGGCAAGTAGTAATATCACATTAAAATCTTTAGTATCCGATAAAGATGTTATAATACAAGGTAATGATGGTGGTACAGAAATCACTGCTCTTACACTTGATATGTCTGCTGCTGGTGCGGCTACATTTAATGCTGATGTTACTGCGTTCTCAGATGAAAGACTCAAGACTGACATAGAAACCATAGAAAATGGTCTAGAGAAGTTAATGAAACTTAGAGGTGTTTCTTACAAGAGATCAGATATTCAAGATGCAAAAACACAAATAGGTGTTATCGCACAAGAAGTAGAGGAAGTAGTTCCAGAGGTAGTGAAAACTGCTGATGATGAAATGGGAACTAAATCAGTTGACTATGGTAAGTTAACTGCTCTACTCATAGAGTCAGTAAAAGAACTAGGTCAAGTAGTAGCATCAGATGTACAAAGAATTGAAAAACAAATGGAAAGTCTGAAGAACTACGTTTACGACAACCTTAGTTCTTACGGAGAAGATATAAAAGAATTAAAAAAAATGCATAGTAAAAATGGTCATGTTGGAGATCATGACCACGAATAATAATTAGGAGACTTAAATGACACTACAAAATTCTGGAGCAATATCAATCGGTGAAATCGCTGGAGAGTTTGGTGGAACTACACCCCATAGTTTAAGTGAATTTTATGATGCGGCTTCTGGTATCCCAAGTTCTAGTACAATATCAGTAAGTGAGTTCTACGGAACATCAAACGCACAGTATGTTCAAGCAACTGGTGGTAATTCAAACTTCACTAGTGGAAATAATAGAATACACGTTTTCAATGGTAGTGGAACACTCACAGTTACCAACGTAGGAAATAGTGCTGGAAACCAAGCAGTTGAGTATCTCATTGTCGCTGGAGGCGGCGGTGGAGGTCGAGGAGACAACGGATACGGAGGCGGTGCTGGTGCTGGTGGTATGCGTACAAGTTATGGTACTCAAGGTGGTGGTCATGGTGCCGCTGGAGATACATCTTTTTCAACAACTGGTGGACACTATGTAACTATCGCTGGTGGGGGTGGAAGTAACTCTCAAGGTGGTGCTTCAAACTTCAATGGTATTACTGCAACTGGTGGTGGTTATGGTGGTAATAAAGACCAAGGCGGTGGTTCTTCGCCAGGTGGTTCTGGAGGCGGTGGAGGTCAAGGCGCTGGTGGGGGTCATGGAGGAACTTACGGATATGATGGTGGTTCAAACGCTGGTGGAGGCGGAGGCGCTGGTGGAAACGGCGGTGGTGGCGGTGGAGGAGGCGGTGGAAACTGCAAAGCCTCTAACATAAGAGCAACCAACACAAACTATGCCGCTGGTGGAACTGGTGGACAAAGTACATCAAGAACTTGTAGTATTGGTGGTGGTGGAGAAAATCCAACCAACGCTGGTAACGGAACTGCTGGATCTGGTAATACTGGTTCTGGTGGTGGTGGAAGAAGAAGTGATGGAAGTCCAGGCGGATTTAATGGTGGTTCTGGAATAGTCATTGTTAGATATCAGTATACATCGTAGGAATGAATATGGGACATTGGGCAAAAGTTGAGAACTATACAAACAACGTAGGAACAGTAACAGAAATTGTTCATGTAACAGATGATGCAGATGTATCTGGTGGGAAACTGTCTGGTTCTCCATCTGATTGGGTTCAGTACAGTTTTAATATGTTTGGTGGTGTTCATTATGTAGCAGATGCTACAGGTGAAAACTCATTCAAAACTCCATCTGATGATCAATCAACAGTAATAGCCGCACAAGATGGTAGACAACGTAAGAACTGTCCAGGCGTGGGTTATAAGTATAATAGAACAAGTGATATGTTCTATGAAGCACAACCATATGCAAGTTGGACTTTAAATACATCAACTGGTTTATGGGAGGCTCCAATAACTCTGCCTACCGATCAAGATAACGCTTATTATTGGGACGAGTCTGCCTATCAAGCAGATAATACAGTAGGGTGGACAACAGTAAACCCAGATGGATAATTATGATTACAAGACGACCTAAAACAACGAAACATGATAATGGATACAGTATAGTAGATATGATTCTTGTCAGATTAGACGAAATGAGTGAACGTAAGATGTCTGATTGTCATGAGTGTGACCATAATCATTATATTGACGATTTACAAGAGTTAAAGCATCAAATCACCAAACGATTAGTCAGTGGTGACCTTTTGCATGGTGATAAAAGTAACTCTTTATAAATACCTATAAAGAGGATTTTTATGGAAAAAAGTGCAAAAAACAAATTCAGTAAAATCTTTGAGAAGTTAGAAGCTGAAGTTAAGAGAAATAAATCTCAGACAGTAGAACCTATTGTAGAGGAAGTTGTTGAAGAAGAAGTACAACTTTCTAAAAAAGAGGAAAAAGGTCTGGATTTGTTCTCTAGTCTTATGGAGTCTCTTTCAGACGATAATAAGAAAAAAGAAGAGTCAGAGATACAAGATGACCCAACTGATGATGTCGGTAAAGAAGTATCAGATTGGATAAAGAAAGACGTTGAGAAGAATGATAAAAAGGTTGAAGCACTAGGAGAACTGTTCGCACCTTTAATTCCAGAAGATGAAAACTTTGAACCTGTAGTAGAAGAAACATCTGAGATACCAGATGAACTATTAAAAGAATTTCAAGAAAAACCAGTACAACCTAAGAAACCTAGACCAATCAAAAAGGCTATGATATCTGTGAAAGAACAGAAGTATATGTCTAATTTCTTAGATGAGATTGCAAAACTACCCCCAGAAGAAAAACCAGTTGATATGAGTGAACAAAGTTTTCCAAACTCTATCAAGGATAGTCTACTTACCCCAGACGAAACATCATTACAAAGAAAAGTTGCACAACCAGATGATAGTCTTACTAGACTACGCAAAGAGTTTGAACAGTTTAGAACTGTTATGCAACGTAATCTTGAAGCAAAACAAAACGCATATGATGGTAACAGTGGTAGTGGTGCAGTTAAGATACAGGATATGGATGATGTTGATACAGACTCCGCTCTTGTAGATGGTAGAATTTTTAGATTTAACGCAACAAAAGGTAAGTTTGATGGTGTAGACCCAGAAACAGAAAATCTTATTACAGAAGATGGAGATTTCCTTGCATTGGATGGAACTAACTCTGACCAAGATGATGCTGGTAGTCGTTTAGATTTAGAAGATGGTACGTTTGGTGGACTATCAACTTTTGCAGATAGTACAGTATTTAATGATGGACGAGTTCTTGCATACAAAGCCTCAACTGGTAAAGTCGAGGGTATAGTAAGAGTAACAGAAGCGATAGTTTTAGAAACAAACGAAAAGGTGTTGTTAGAGGGCACTGACTCAGATGGTGCAAACGAGGGTGATTTCTTTAACTTAGAAAATGATACTTTTGGTTCAGTTGGTTTTGATAATATTTCAGAGGACATAATACCAGACCAAAACAATGTAAGAAGTTTAGGTTCAAATGGTAAGAGATTTAAAGACTTATTCTTATCTGGACAAACCATTGACTTAGGTGGTGCAACTATTTCTTCTGATGGTTCTGGTACAGTTACGATTTCCTCTGATGGTGTTACTCTACCTAGTGGTTCAAAGGTTGTTGACGACAACATTGCGATTGCTGGAAGTAATGGTAAAACTTCAACTAGTGTTGAGTTTTTCAGTAGAGCTGGAGGAACATCAACGGCAAACGCAACATTTAAATTTCAATCAAAGGGTCTTAGTTATGTTTTCACTGATGCTGGTTCATTTACATTGTCAGATGGAACTGCATTAGAAGACTCTAACCCAGAATTGTTTAGTTTTTAAAGGATAATAAGATATGGCAGATGCAGCTCCAATTAAAGCAGTTTTTAACGCAAGTAATGTTGCGACAGGTCTTGCAGAATTTCAAGCATCAGATACAGTTGCACTTAGTAACGGAGGTCTGGGTGTCGCACTCACAATAGGAACTGCTGGTCAAGCACTTAAAGTTAATAGTGGTGGAACAGCGGTTGAGTTTGGAACACCAACAGTACAAGGTACAGACTTATCTGGTTCGACACTTGCGAGTGGTATAACTGCATCAAGTCTTACGTCAGTTGGAACACTCACGACACTCACAGTAGATAATGTGATAATAAACGGAACTACGATAGGTCATACTGATGACACCGACTTGATGACACTTGCAAGTGGTACTCTCACAGTCGCTGGTGCTGTTAGTATATCTGGTGACTTGACTGTTTCTGGAACGACTGTAACCACAAATCAACAGGTGATAAATGTTACAGAAGCATTTGTATTTGAAGGTGCAACAGCAGATTCAAATGAAACAACTTTTAGTATAGATGAACCTACTGCTGACAGAACAGTCGCATTACCAGATAAGACAGGAACAATAGAACTTTTAGATGGATTGATACTAAATAGTACAGATGGTTCTGCAAACGCTGGTGATAACATAGTACAGAACACATCTGTAAATGAAAACGATAGAATACTACTTGAAGATGCAACCTCAGATGTTTTATTAGTTCTTGCATCACATGGAATAACACTATCTGGTGTAGGATGGAATACATTCCAGTTTGATAATGATCACTCATAAGGACTATTTAAATGGCGATACCTACAACTAGGTCTACTTTTAAAGATTACTGTTTACGCAATCTTGGGTTTGGTGTTATTGATATCAATGTATCAGATGCACAAGTAGACGATAGAATAGATGAGGCACTACAGTACTTTGCACAATACCACTATGATGGTGTTGAGAAGATGTATTTAAAATACAAAATGACACAGGATGATATTGACAGAGCCGCAACAAACGACTCAACAACTGCAACAGATACAAAAGACGGAACTATATCTGCAACATTTCTAGAGGGTAAGAACTTTATACCCATGCCTCCTGCTGTTGTGTCGGTTTTACAAATATTTCCATTTGATGATGCGAACACAAATAATATGTTTGATATTCGTTATCAACTTAGACTTAATGACCTGTATGACTTTTCATCAACATCTATTCTACAATATCAAATGACAATGCAACAACTGGACTTTCTATCACACATATTGGTAGGAGAGAAACCAGTACGTTTTAATCAACACCAGAACAGATTATATCTGGATATGGACTTTGCAAACGATATAGATGTGGGCGAACATCTTATCATAGAGTGTTACAGAAAGATAGATCCAGCATCTTATCCAGACATCTTTGATGATATCTATCTCAAGAGATATACAACTGCACTTATCAAAAGACAATGGGGTGCGAACCTCTCTAAGTTTCAAGGAGTACAACTACTTGGTGGTGTTGAGATGAATGGTGCAGAGATATACTCACAAGCACAAGAAGAAATCAACAGATTAGAAGAACAGATACAACTTGCATTTGAACTACCACCAGAATACATGATGGGATAGTGTTATGGCTGTCAACGCAATATTCAAAACAAATAACCTTGCATCAATACAAGCAGAAAGAAATCTATATAGTGACCTAATAAAAGAGGCGATACAGATATACGGACATGATGTATACTACATGGATAGAACTTTGGTTGCAAGAGATAATGTTTTGGGTGAAGACTCTCTCAGTAAGTTTACCACACAACACCCCATAGAAATGTATGTTGAAGATGCAACTGGTGGATACGCTGGTGAAAAAGAACTAATATCTCAGTTTGGATTAGAAAATAGAAACGAGATAACCTTTGTTGTTAACAAAAAACGATTTCAAGAAATGGATAGTCAAATTACTCTTGAAGATGGAACTGGAACTACAGGTGGTTCAATACAATTAGAAGCTGGTACGATAGACCAGACTACAACATCATCAAGACTAGAGACACAAATTACACAGAGTTTTGTAACTCTAAGTGGAACTGATAGTTCATCTACTAATGCAGATGATAAGATTATGTTAGAAGATGATAATACATCTTTTATATTGTCTGAAGAAAGTGGTAGTGAGTTCTACCTTATCAATGATACTGTGACCACAGATGCAGACAGACCACTAGAGGGTGACTTAATATTTACACCTATACTTAACAAACTATTCGAAATTAGTTTTGTTGACCATGATGAACCTTTTCATCAATTAGATAACAACCCTGTATATAAATTAAGATGTAAACAGTATGAGTACAGTCAAGAAGCGATTGATACTGGTATTACAGTTCTTGACAACATAGAGTCAGACCTATCTGCCGATACTGGACAATATCAGTTTACACTAGAACAATCCTCTACTTATAATGAGGGACTTGAAATTAACGATACTGTCAATACCTTTGGTGTATTACTTGAAGAAACTGATGGTGATAATATTATTATGGAAGACGAAGACACTTCTGCTGGTGAGAATATAATACTTGAAAATGCAGCTGATAGTGGTGATAAACAATACTTGTTACAAGAAACCTATATAGTAGGTGACTCAAGTACAACGACTACAGACTTAGATACGTCTGCACAAAATGAACTATTTGATCAACTGGACGATGATGTTCTGGATTTCTCAGAAACAAATCCATTTGGTGATGCTGGAGGAAAATAATGTTAGGACAACAATTTTACCATGAGACAATGCGAAAAGTCATTATTTCATTTGGTACACTATTTAATAATATAAATTTAGTAAGAAAAAATAACAGTGGTACTGTTACACAGACAATGAAAGTTCCACTCGCATACGGGCCGAAACAAAAGTGGTTATCTAGATTAGATGCAGATGCAAACTTAAATACAAAGGTTGCAATCACATTACCACGATTAGGTTTTGAGATACAGAACCTTGCATATGACCCAGCAAGAAAACTAAATCGTGTGCAGAAGTTTAAGAAAGTTAAAACTGCCTCTGACGATTCTAATAAATTAGACTCACAGTTTATGCCTGTTCCATATAACCTAGACATGGAACTATATGCAATGGCAAAAAACTCAGATGATGCTTTACAGATAATAGAACAGATAGTGCCTTTCTTTCAACCAGACTATACACTTACAATAAATGACATGGCAGACATGGGTGTTAAAAGAGATATACCCATTGTTCTTAACAGTATAAGTTATGAAGATAGTTATCGTGGTGATTATGCAGATAGAAGAGCCATTATCTATACACTCGCTTTTACAGCAAAGTTTTATCTATACGGCCCTGTTACTTCTGCAAAAGTTATCAAAACTGTACAAGTTGACCAATATGCAAATCTACAAGACCAATCACCAAAGAGAGAACAGAGATACACAGTTACACCAGACCCAGTTTCTGCCGACTCTGATGACGATTTTGGTTTTAGTGAAACTGTATCTTTCTTTCAAGATGCAAAGGATAGAGATACAACTCAACCAGCTGGTACGGACAAGACATCAACCAATGATTAGTTATGAAAGATGCAGATGACATACTCAATGAGGTTCTAGGAGTTTCAGAACCTACATCAAAAGAAGTTGTTGTCAGCGAACCTATACCCAAACCATCTGATGACTTAGATGATGTTGATGCAGATTACAAATATCAAAGAGATAACTTTTATAATCTAATAGAAAAAGGTCAAGATGCAATACAGGGAATACTGAATGTTGCAAAAGAGTCTGACCACCCTAGAGGTTATGAAGTTGCTGGTAATCTAATCAAACAAGTTGCAGAGGTCACAGAGAAACTTGGTGACCTACAGGAGAAGATGAAAAAACTCAAAGAAGTTCCAAACTCTGCACCCAAGAATGTTACCAACGCATTATTTGTTGGTTCTACGGCTGAACTACAAAAAATGTTAAAAGGAAAAAGTGAATGAGAGAATATGAAATAGACAATAATACTTTTATCGGTGGTTGGTATATGCCCGAAGAAGTGTGTGATAGTGTAGTTGACGTACTTAATTCAGAACAAGATAAATTGGTAGATGGTGAGTGTGGTCGTGGATTAAACCCAGAGTGGAAAAAATGTAAAGATTTGTATGTACCACCAAATGAATTTGGAAAAATATCAAATTACCTAGACCATTTGAGTGATTGTTTAAATTTATATAAGGAGAGATATCCGTTTTGTGATGAGGTTGGTGTTTACAGTCTAAATGACAATAATATAAAGATACAACACTATATGCCTGGTGATGGGTTTTACAAGTGGCACATGGAGAATGGTGGTATCGGTAAATCTTTATACAGACACTTAACTTTCATGACTTATCTAAATACTTTAGATAACGCTGGTACAGAATTTTGGTATCAGAAAACTACAACACCATGTGAAAAAGGACTAACAATAATATGGCCTGCAGCTTGGACACATACTCACAGGGGTGTTACAAATTACGAAGGCGAAAAGTCTATAATAACAGGGTGGTTCAGTTTTCATGCAGACCAATGAGTTCACATATCTAGGTAATCCAAACCTAAAAAAGGCGAATGTTCAACAGGAGTGGACAAAGAAACAACTCCAAGAATACGCACGATGTATGGAAGACCCACTCTACTTCATACAAACCTATGTCAGAATTGTATCTCTAGACGAGGGTTTAATACCATTTAAGATGTACCCCTTCCAAAAGGAGATGGTGGGTACATTTCATAAAAATCGTTTTACAATCTGTAAGTTACCCAGACAGTCTGGTAAATCCACGACTATGATATCCTACCTACTACACTACTCACTTTTCAACCCAAGTGTTAATATAGCGATACTTGCAAACAAAGCTGCAACTGCAAGAGATTTGTTAGGACGACTGCAACTTGCATACGAACATCTACCGAAGTGGTTACAACAGGGAGTTATGTCATGGAACAAAGGTTCACTAGAATTGGAGAATGGGTCTAAAATACTCGCTTCCTCCACTTCTGCGAGTGCTGTAAGGGGTGGAAGTTACAACATCATATTCTTAGACGAGTTTGCGTATGTACCATCAAATGTTGCAGAACAATTCTTTAGTTCTGTGTATCCTACAATATCGTCTGGTAAGTCTACAAAGGTTATGATAGTTTCCACACCACATGGTATGAATATGTTCTATAAACTCTGGACAGATGCAGAGGAGAAGAGGAACACTTATATACCAATAGAAGTGCATTGGAGTGAAGTGCCTGGTCGTGATGACAAGTGGAAACAAGAAACAATCGCAAATACAAGTGAACAACAGTTCCAAACAGAATTTGAATGTGAGTTTCTTGGTTCTATTGATACACTCATCACACCACGCAAACTTAGAACACTTGCGTATAAGACACCACTACAGTCTAACGCTGGTCTGGAAATATACGAACAACCAAAAAAAGACCACACATACTTTATGGTTGCAGACGTATCAAGGGGAACTAAAAATGATTACTCTGCGTATATTGTTTTTGATGTAACACAAGTTCCTTATCGTGTAGTTGCAAAGTTTAGAGATAATGAAATCAAACCATTATTGTTTCCACAAAAAATATATCATGTTGCGAGAGCATACAATCTTGCGTTTGTTCTTATAGAGGTAAATGATATTGGAGAACAGGTTGCAAATGCAATGCAGTTTGACATGGAGTATGATAATCTAGTTATGGCATCTATGAGGGGTCGTGCTGGTCAAATCATGGGTGGTGGTTTCTCTGGTGGTAGAGCCCAGTTGGGTGTAAGAACTACTAAAGCAGTTAAGAAGATTGGGTGTTCTAATCTAAAACAACTATTAGAGAGTGATAAGATAATAGTTGAGGATTTTGACTGTATCAATGAATTGTCTACATTTATAGTTAAAGGGTCATCCTTTGAAGCAGATGATGGTTGTAATGATGACTTAGTTGCGTGTATGTTTATATTTGGTTGGGCGACAGACCAAACATATTTTAAAGAACTTACCAACAATGATGTGAGAGAACAAATGTTCAAAGACCAACAAGATCAACTAGAACAGGACATGGCCCCCTTTGGTTTCGTTGTAAACGGACTGGAAGATGAAAACATAGGTGAAATGGTTGACGAGTATGGTACTAAGTGGAATCCTATAGTAAGGAACTATAACTCTAACTGGTAACTCTAAAAGTTAAATTGCCGGATATAGTAATTCTATAGTCATTACTTGTGTAGAATGGATATACACCATGCACCTGTGATGATTTGAACATTATCATTTTTCCCTCATAACTTTTATCTACGTTTAGACTAACCAAATCTATACCGCCTGGATATCTATGGTCTGGTGAGAAAAATGCAAACTTTGATGCTTGTTTATTGTTCGCCTCCTTGAACATATCTTCCTCATCCTGTAGGTCATAGGGTATACTCATGAATATTACAAATGAAACAAACCCAGAGTGGGTGTGTAGTGGATTGAACTCATGTTTCTTTTGATAGTTTACCCACAAGTTACTTAACATTATAGGTGCATTTTCATTTAACACAACCATTTCTCTCCATGATTGATATACGTTTCCAGTTGTGGAACAAGTTGCTAACCAACTTTCAAATTCTCCACTTCTATCTTTTATTTCATATTCTTCTGATAGTTGACCAGCGAGTTTACTACGATAGTCTTTACCATTTTTCTTTGCTTCAAGTGCAACATCTTTCAACCATTGGAATAGGGTTTCTGGAACTTCATTTCCAGAAACATTTAACTTATTTAAGTTATCTTGGTCAGTCATCCAATTACTCATATTTTATTCTCCTATAATATCCGAATCTAATTTTTGAAAACAATTTCTACATACAATTTCGTTTTTTGATATATACTCCAGTACTTCAGTTTTATCCTCAGTTCTTTTAGACAGGGCTCGTATCTTTCTGTCATCTGGATAGAACTGTAAACATATGAGTTCAGACTCACCACAATGTGAACAGGAGTTAGACATCAAATAATCAGCAATCCACTTATCTTTTAACAATCTGTGTCGCCTTGCAACTTTTTTGATAGTTTCTTTATATTTGTTATAATGTTGATTCATAGTGATATTTATAACTTCTGAATATAAAGGTTTAGTTTTTAGAATGTTGTTTTTTATAAATATTAGGAAATAATCTCAATTTAATAGAGGGAGTAGAAAAACATGGCATTTTTAGTTTCTCCTGGCGTTCAAGTCAAAGAAGTAGATTTAACGAATGTCGTACCAGCAGTTGCAACATCAATCGGTGCAATTGCGTGTCCTTTCGAAAAAGGGCCTGTTTCTGAAGTAACGAATATATCTTCAGAGGAACAGTTGGTAAAGATATTTGGTAAACCTCAAACTACAAGTAACCAATATGAGTGGTGGTTCACAGCTGCAAACTTCTTGCAGTATACAAACCAACTCAACGTAGTAAGAGTAGAATCTGGCATCCTAAACGCAACCGCTGGTAGTACAGGACTACTCATAAGAAATACAGACCACTATCTAGAAGCATTTGGTGACGGACAAGGTTCAGTCGGTGAATGGGCATCTAGAACTGCTGGAACACATGGTAACTCACTAGGAGTTTCAATATGTTCTAGTGCAAACAATTATTCACAAAATGCAGTCACAACAACAAGTGCAGAAGAAGCTGAGGGACAGACCACAATATCTGTTACTGATGCAAGTGTGTTTAGTGTTGGTGACTTAGTGAACTTTGGTGAAACAGATGGTTTCGAATATGAAGTTACTTCTGTAAATGATAGTGGAAGTGCAGATACCATAGTTATTAAACTTAAAGATGACGTAAATGGTGCTGGACTACAAAGTACAATATCAAGTGGAACAAACATTCGAAGAAGATGGAGGTTCTACGATTTATTTGATGCAGAACCAGGCACTTCAAACTACGCATCTAATAATGATAGAGGAACACTAGACGAGATACACATAGTTGTTTACGATACATCTGGTGCATTATCTGGTTTTAGTGCAGATGCAAATGGACAAAGAACAACCGCTGTTCTAGAAATATTTGCAAACCTTTCAGTCAACAGTAACGCAAAAGGGCCACAAGGAGATAGTATCTTCTACCCAGATGTAATATACAGACAATCTAATTTTGTATACTGGATGGATCATAATACTGGTGGAACAAACTGGGGAACAGATGTAGACGGAACTCAAGAGGGTGACATTTTACTTGATGGTCATTCTGCAACAGAGGGTGCTGGTGACAAACTTTTACTAGACGGCACAGATGGTTCATCAACAGACAATGGTGATAACATTGACTTAGAAGATGGTTCATCAACATATGCAACACTTTCTTTACCAACAAGAAGTGAACTCTCTGGTGGAACTGATGACTATGCAGTAACCGCTGGTGAACTTAAAACTGCATACGACAGATTTGCAGATACAGAATCACTTGACGTAAACCTAATCTTAGGTGGACGAGGTGGTGGGTCTGGTGATAGTTCATCACTACAAGACACACACGTTACAATGTTGACAGCATTCGTTGAAACACGAAGAGATTGTGTCGCATTTGTATCACCACACAGAAGTGCAACAGTTAATGTAAATAGTTCACTTACACAAACAGATAATGTGATAGATGCATTTAATTTATGTCCATCATCATCTTTTGTGGTATACGATAGTGGATACAAGTATATGTACGACAAGTACAATGACTTATTCAGATTTGTACCACTCAACGGAGATACTGCTGGATTGTGTGCATTCACAGACCAAATTGCAGATTCATTCTTCTCTCCTGCTGGTTTCAACAGAGGTAGAGTGAGAGGTGCAATCAAACTCTCTTACAATCCGAACAATGCAGAGAGAGATAGATTGTATCGTGCAAGAGTAAATCCTGTGGTGAACTTTTCTGGACAAGGTGTGACACTCTTTGGAGATAAGACTGCGTTAACAAAACCAAGTGCGTTTGATAGAATAAATGTAAGACGACTATTCTTACTACTTGAAAAAGCAATCGCAACTGCGGCTAAGTTCCAACTCTTTGAGTTCAATGACGAATTTACAAGGGCGCAATTTAGAAACTTGGTAGAACCTTTCTTACGAGATGTTCAAGGTAGACGAGGTATAACAGACTTTAGTGTGATTGCAGATGCAACCAACAATACTGGTGAAGTCATAGATAGAAACGAGTTTGTTTCAGACATCTTCATCAAACCAAACAGGTCAATTAACTTCATCACTCTGAACTTCATTGCAACGAGAACTGGTGTCGCATTTACTGAGGTAGGAGGTTAATCATGGCAAATATAGATGACTTTAAAGCAAACCTTATCGGTGGTGGTGCTCGTGCAAACCAATTTAGGGTAACTGTAACACCACCCTCTGGAATTGCAATAGGACTTGATGTAAGACGAGCATCATTCCTAGTGACTGCAAGTATCTTACCAGCATCAACACTTGGTGAGATTGCAGTTCCATTCAGAGGAAGAAATATCTATGTTTCTGGAGATAGACCAGCACCAGACGTATGGTCAACTACTTTCTACAATGATACAGACTTTATGATAAGAAATGCGATGGAACTATGGCACAATGGTATTAACGACTTTGCAAATAATACTGGTGTTGTCAATCCATCTGATTATCAGACAGACTTATTTGTAGAACAGTTAGATAGAGATGACACAATTCTGAAGACATACATCTTTAGAAATGCGTATCCTTTGACCATCGGTGATATTGCATTAAGTAGTGCAGAAGCTGGTGAGATAGAAACATTTGAAGTATCTTGGAGATACCAACACTACGAACCATCTGGCGTAAGTTTCTAAATCTAACCTACTAAATACAAATAGTAAGTAGGAGATATTATGGCAGAACTATTTGGTTTCAAGTTTGAAAGAATCAAAGATAGTAAGGGTGGTGAGAAGTTCACCGCCCCTACGTCTAATGATGGGGCTATCGACCTAAGTGGTGGTGGTTTTTATAGTCAAGTTCTAGATGCAGATGGTAGAGATCGCACAGAACAAGACTTAATCAGAAGATATCGTGATATATCACAACAACCAGAGTGTGACTCTGCGATTGAAGATATTGTAAACGAGGGTATCGTTGCTGATGAAAGAGATCAATCGGTATCTATTGTTTTAGATAGATTACCATATCCCAAAAGAATAAAAGATAGAGTGAGAGAAGAGTTTGATAGTGTTCTCAGACTTTTAGACTTTGATACAAAAGGTCACGATATCTTTCGTAGATGGTATGTTGATGGTAGATTATACTATCACAAAGTGATTGATAAGAAAAATCCAAGACAGGGTGTGATGGAACTTAGGTTTATTGAACCCAGAAAAATCAAGAAAGTTAGAGAACTAGTAAAACAACCTAAGAGTGGTACTAGTTTAAATTTAATTAAAAAAGTAGAAGAGTATTACCTTTACAATGAAAAAGGTATGGCGATGACAGGAACATCTGAGGGTATAAGAATATCACCAGATAGTATTACATATTGTCCATCTGGTTTGGTAGATGCAAACAAAGGACACGTTCTATCGTATTTACATAAAGCGATAAAACCTGTAAACCAGTTACGCATGATTGAAGATGCGTTAGTTATTTACAGGATATCAAGAGCCCCAGAAAGAAGAATATTCTATATTGATGTGGGTAACTTACCGAAGATAAAAGCAGAACAGTATCTAAAAGATGTGATGAACAGATATAGAAACAAACTGGTCTATGATGCATCTACTGGTGAGATACGAGATGATAGAAATCATATGTCAATGTTGGAAGACTTTTGGTTACCAAGACGAGAGGGTGGTAGAGGAACAGAGATTACTACACTGCCTGGTGGTTCTAATCTTGGTGAGATAGATGATATAATTTACTTTCAGAGAAAACTATACAGGTCACTCAATGTTCCTATCTCAAGACTAGAAGCAGAACAAGGTTTCAGTCTTGGTCGTTCCACAGAGATTACAAGAGATGAACTTAAATTTACTAAGTTCGTACAAAGATTAAGAAAAAAGTTCACACCTCTATTCACAGATATTTTGAAAACCCAACTAGTTCTCAAGGGTGTTATTACTCTTGAGGATTGGGATAAAATGAATCAACACATACAGTATGACTTCATGCAAGATGGTCATTTTGCAGAACTCAAGAAAGCAGAGATACTCAGAGAACAAGTTGATATGTTAGGAACTATCGACTCTTATATCGGAACATTCTTTAGTAAACAATGGGTGCAAACAAACGTATTGCAAATGACAGACTATGAGATTGAAGAAATGCAAAAACAAATGAATAGAGAAGCAGGAGAAGATGTTGAAGATGGTGGAGTAGATTTACCCCAAAACACAGATGGTGTCACAAGATATCCATCACAAGGTGGTAATATTATCGGTGCAGATGATGTAGATAAATATGATAATGATGAACCACCAAAACAAGGAGGAGATAATAATGAGTAGTGAAGATTTCGTAGATGCGTTACAAATGGGTAAGAACCTTGAAGCAGAAAGTTCTTTCAAATCTGCAATGCAAAATAAGATTGGTGCGGCTTTAGAAACTAAACGTAGAGAAGTTGCAAATAGTTTTGTAAAAACTGTAGTAAAGGACGATGGAGATGTCGAAGAAGTTTGATTCATTTTATACTCCAGTAACGGAGAAAGATGAACACAAAAAATCTAAGTTATATAAGAAGTTATCTCCAAAGATGCGAGATGCAGTTGACGATATCTTTAAAAAAATGGACTCTAAACCTCAAGATTTCCTAAATACTTTTGAGAAAACTATACAACAAATCTCTAAAAAGTACAGGGTTTCCGAAAAAGAACTCATGGGTTATTTTGAAAAAGAAATGTTAACAATTTAAGGAAGAGAGATGGCTTTAAAATTAATTAGACACGTTGGTACGATTACTGCATCAACTCTGGGTGACGATGCGGCTCATGGACTTGCACTAGGAAAATTAGGAAACGGAAATGCATTTAGAGTAAACGAATTTGGTGGAAATGATGTTTTCATAAAGGTAACAAGTATTGATCAGAGAACAGCAGTCACATCATCAAATGGATTATACCTCAGAGCAAATAATACAGTAAACATTGTACCAGAGGGAGACAGGTCACCGATAGTTGGAGGTGATACAGGTGCTAGGGTCGCATTAGACGGAACAGACTCAGACCAATCAGATGCTGGGTCTTTAATTCACTTAGACGGAACAGATGCAGATGGTTTGAACGCTGGAAGTGGTGTATTAATCAACGCTGCTGAGGAAAACTATTTTATATCAGTCATCAATGAAACAGGTAGTGGTAGTGATGGTGCAGTCCACATAGAAGTAGTAACACAGGCGAATCCAGTATGACACAGACAGTAAAACTAATATCAGAAGAAATTCAAAACGTAGAGTATATCTGCGAGGAACAAGAGAACGGAAAGAAAAATTATAAGATACGAGGTGTCTTTATGCAAGCAGACATAAAGAATAGAAATGGTCGTGTCTATCCTATGGAAGTACTAAATAAAGAAGTAAACAGATATAATAAAGAATATATCAACGAGAATCGTGCGTTTGGAGAGTTGGGACACCCAGATGGCCCAACAGTAAATCTTGAGAGAGCATCACATATGATAACATCTCTCAAACCAGACGGAAAGAATTTCATTGGTGAGGCGAAAATACTCAAAACACCAATGGGAAATATTGTTAAATCTTTGATGGACGAGGGTGCAAAACTTGGAGTTTCATCAAGAGGAATGGGGAGTTTAGACCAAAAGAATGGTGCTAACTATGTGAGAAGTGACTTTTACCTGGCGACTGCAGCCGACATCGTTGCAGACCCTTCCGCTCCGAATGCTTTCGTAGAGGGTATCATGGAGGGAAAAGAGTGGGTTTGGAACAATGGTTCATTAGTTGAGGCAGAACTAGAACGTCAAAAACGAAGAATAAATGAACGAGTACGCAAACGACAGGAAAACGAGAATGCCTTAGAATTTTTAAGGTTTCTCAAAAAGTTATAACTTATAAATAAATATTAAAATAGAGGAGACATCCCCATGTCAAATACAGAAAAAACTATAGAAGAGCTAGAGGCGGAAGTTATGGCCGAGCTCGAAGAGGGTATGCATGATGCACCAAAAAAAGGTGCAGTCGCAGCCGAACCAATGAAGAAAAAAGCGAATGGTGAAGTACAAGACACTGGTAAAGCAGTCGTTTCACCAACTCAAGGAGATGCACCAGCGAAGAAAGTTGCCGGAGCCGCCAAAGAGATCGGTGGTGATGCACAACAAAAAGGTGAGGGTGCTCCAGACAAAATGAAAAAACTCAATGCAATGGCCCATAAAAAGAAGAATGGAAAAGATATGGAAGAAGGATATTCAGACGAGGAAATCAGAGAACTATGTCACTCAAAAGATCACGATTGTGCAACAGTCGTAGAACATCCAGTATGGGGTAAAGGTAAACCAGTTCATGGTTCACACGCAATACCAGATGATGAGGGTTTTGTACAGTGGTATGATGTCCAGTTCAAACATGGTATCGAAGAGAAAGTCATGGCAGAAGATATGCAAATAATGGTATCTGAAGCACATCATGAAGACATGGAAGACCCAAAGAAGATGACCAAAGAGAAACTTCATGCCGGTATGAACAAAATGTTAAACAACAAAATGACAAAACCACAAATGATGGCTATGTATGCAGCTATGCAGAAAATGGGTGCTCATGACGATGACGAAAAAGATGATGATGACGATATGAATGAAGCAATCGAAGCTCGATTAAAGACTGTCGATGTTTCAGAACACGTTAATGCACTTATGAACGGAGAGGGTGACCTTTCAGAAGAGTTCAAGAGAAAAGCTGCAACAGTATTCGAAGCCGCTGTAAAATCTAAAATTAGAACCGAAGTCGAAAGACTAGAGGGTCAATATAAATCAGAATTAGATGAATCTATAGAACAGACAAAGGAAGAGTTATCAGAGAAAGTTGACACTTATCTGAACTACGTTGTCGAAGAATGGATGAAAGAAAATGAACTCGCAGTCGAAAGAGGCCTAAAAGGCGAAATTGCAGAGGATTTCATTTCTGGGTTGAAGCAACTATTTGAAGATCATTATGTAGACGTACCAGATGAAAAGTATGATGTACTAGAAGCACAATCAGAGAAGATTACTGAGTTAGAGGGTAAACTTGATGAAGCAATATCAAATATTGTAACATTAAGACAAGACAAAACCTCTCTAATAAAGGAAAAGGCGATATCAGAAGCTACTGACGATCTCGCTGAAACAGAAATTGAAAAGTTTCGCTCTCTTACTGGAGATGTGGAGTTCACAGACGAAAGTTCTTTCAAAGAAAAGTTAGACACTCTAAAAGAGTCTTACTTTCCTAAAGTTGGAAAGAAAACACCAGTAGAAACTGAAACTGTAATTGATGATGAGGAGACTGGATCTGCACAGGACGTTGATACTACCGACTCTATGCACTCATATATGAGGGCAATCGGTAAATTTGGCAATGGTGCAAAGTAACGAAAATTATAAATAAGTAGATAATATTAAAAGGAGAAGCATTATGTTTCAGACAGAACATCTACAAGAGAAGTGGTCACCAGTCCTTGCACACCCAGATCTACCTAAGATTGAGGATGCATACAAAAGGGCAGTTACTACTTTAATTCTTGAAAACCAAGAAAAAGCACTCAGAGAGGACAGAGCGTTCTTGAGAGAGGCAGCACCAGAAAACGCAACTGGTACTTCAATAGATAATTGGGATCCAATTTTGATCTCACTTGTCAGAAGGTCTATGCCTAACTTAATCGCTTATGACATCTGTGGTGTACAACCTATGACAGGCCCCACAGGTCTTATATTCGCAATGAGATCTAGAAAGACTTCACAAACTGGTGCAGAAATGCTCGTTGATGAATCACTTCAAGATTTCTCAAACCAAAACGCACAAGGAACAACAGGTGGTGGAGATATCACTGATACTGCAACTAACCCTGCTGTTCTTAACGATAGTCCTGTTGGAACATACGAAACTGCGACAGGTATG